TTGGTTATAAATCTTTTTCCATGTATCTTTGCATCAACAAAATAAATATAGTTATGTGGAAAGAGAAAAACTTAGTTCCGTTTGTAGTTAAATACCTTGCTAAAAAGGAAGATTACCAAGCTACAACAAGAGAGTTAAAAGAATATCTGTCATCAACATTGGTACTTGATGATTATGATAAAGAATACACATCTTCAACCAAGAAAGGTACGAAGACCAACAGATTTAATAAGACCGTTGGTAATATTGTTTCTCACAACAAGTTACGAAAACTTCGATTAGGTGAAACAACAAAAAATAGTAATGGTAAGATGGGTATAAAACTCTATGAGGAAGTAGGACGAATTGTTAATATAGTAGATATTTAGTTTTAATTATATATTGTCAAACATTTTAAATTTTAAAAAGATTAATGGACAACAAACAAGATTACAAGGAGTATCGTTTTGATTACACTATTTATGTAAACGATTTTATTATTTGTAAGCGTAATTTTAAAATTCCTAATTACATTGAGGGTTCAATGAACACTGTTGAGTTTAAGGAAACAGTAGATGACATCGTAAGAATGATTGATGAGGATTTGAAGGATAAGAGTAGTATATATACTACCTATTACTACAATCCATCTGATGTGGCTGAAGAGTTTACTGCACCGCTTAGTGAACCATGGGAGTGTACATTTAAAATTGTAATTAGTGACAACAAGAAGCCTGTTATTACACGCATTTGGGATGGTTATAGCTATCCACGCATGATTAGGGATAGGGTTGACCTTACTAACAAGAAGGTTAGGATTACAAATAAGAATGGACAAGTGTTTACGTATGATAAAGAGGATTTCTTTAAGGACAATAATCGTCTTTCGTTAGAATTGACTGCTTTAAAGGAAATGATTTATGATAAGCAAGATATTTTGATGACTATCATAAATACAATCTGTAATCAGTGCTCTACACATGGAGAAATGTCTCCTAAAGAAGCTATTGAAAACTTCTCAACATCTGATGAATATTTTTATGATTCAGATTCAAGTAAGTACAAAAATTATAATTTTAATATCGGTTATGAGAATTATAAGAGAATGCGCAAACTTGAAAAGAAGTATGCAAAGAAGACAAAGGATTACTTCAACACATTGTATTAATTTCTATCACCCACGTGGATAAGACTGCGTGGGTGAAATTTCAAACATTCATGATAAAAAGTCATGAATAAATTATTTTATTTGAAATGAATAATAACAACGATGCTACTTTAGGATTTCTTGGTGAAACTTATCAATATAAACTCGTACATGAGTTTATGGCTGATAAAGATTTCTTCTGTGAGTTAAACCCTATTATCGAACAGAATAAATTCACTGACCCACATTTAAAAATATTTGTTGGACTTCTAAAAGAGTATTACGACAAAAACGACATACATCCATCCTATGATGTAATGGAGATGCTTTTGAGAGATAAAGCATATTCAGACATTCAAAGAGAAGAGTATGTAGCTTTAGTAGATAAAATCAAAAACACTCCGTCAGACGGTTCTAAATTTGTTCAAGAAAGAGCGCAAAAGTTCTTTCGTCAGCAACAGATGCTTATAACCGCTCGTAAGATAGAGAAATTAGCAAGTAATGGAGAAGTTGATAATTACGATGAAATTTATGAACTTTTTAATAATGCTATGACTCTTGGAACACCTACAGATATGGGCTATGGTGTTTTTGATAATCTTAACGAAACACTTTCAGATGATTATCGTGTTACAATACCGACTGGTATTGATATGATTGATGATGTTCTGGAGGGCGGTATTGCAAAAGGCGAACTTGGTGTTATTATTGGTCCTTCATCGTTTGGAAAAGTCCAGCCATACCATTCTAAAGTTTTCACTCCTTATGGTGTAAAACACATGGGTGATATAAAAGTAGGAGATGATGTATTAGGAGAGGATGGACTTCCACACAAGGTAACAAATGTGTTCCCTCATAAGAATTGGCAATTTTATAAAGTTACATTTAGTGATGGTAGTTACACAGAATGTGGTAAAGAACATTTATGGAGTGTAAGTGAAAATGGTGGGGATGATAAAGTTTTATCTTTAGATGAAATATTGGAGAAGGGTTTATACAAAGGAAATGAACCTATGTTTTCAATTCCTCTTACAGCTCCTGTTGATTTTTATCCTAACAATATACAAATTAAACCTTATGAAATGGGTTTATATCTTGCAAATGAAGAAGATAGAGTAATAAAGAATATTGGTGAATTTAAAGCAACAGGAATTAGATATGAATATCTATATAACATACTATCTGTACGTATCTCATTATTGAATGGAATGATGGATGGTGGTGGATATGTAGATGAAGAAGGTAAGACATGGTTTACTACACGTCACAAAGAGTTATTAAATGATTTTGATTTGTTGGTCAATTCGTTAGGTGGTATTACATCTTATGAGAAAGACGATAATGACATATATAAAGTTCTTGTTAAAATATATTCAACTGATATAAAGATATTTGGTAGAGAAGAAGAACAAAATAAAGTAATATATCCATCAAAAGAGGAATGTAGAAGATACATTATTTCTGTATCTCCATACTCTATTTGTGATGGACAATGTATCATGGTTGATTCAGAATCTCATCTTTATCTGACAGATTACTTCATTGTTACACATAATACTTCAATGACAACAGCAATTGCTGGTCATGCAGCTGCAAATGGTAAGAAGGTACTACAAATTGTATTCGAGGATAGAATTAAGCAGATACAGCGCAAGCATTTGGCTCGTATTACTGATATTGAAGCAAAGGACTTAAGTAAACCAGATTATGTTGAGTTTGTAAAGAATCAATTATCTCATTACAAAGAGGATTATCCTGAACTTATCAAAAATCTAAGGATAAATCGTTTCCCAAGTGGTGAGAAAACAGCGTGGGATATTGAACGATATATTAAAAAGCAAATAAATAACGGATTTAGACCAGACCTCGTTATAGTTGACTACTTTGAATGCCTCGAACATAAGGGAGATGCTAATACTCAAAGTGAATGGGAAAAAGAAGGAAAGACTATGAGAAAATTTGAAGCTATGGCAGGCGAAATGGATATGGCTTTCTGGATTCCTTTACAAGGTACTAAAGATTCTGTTAATGCAGAACTCGTTACAATGGATAAGGCTGGAGGTTCATTCAAAAAGATTCAGGTTGCACACGTAGTAATGTCAATTGCCAGAACTATTGAAGATATCGAAGACAATAAAGCTACTATAGCAATTCTTAAAAACAGAGCAGGTAAGGCAGGAAAAGTTTTTGATGGAATAGAGTTTAACAATGGCACTTGTAGAATATCATGTGATAACGTCAACGTAGTAGATAGTTTATCTCAATGGGATAAAGACAAACAAGTAAAAAAACAAGATTTTGCTAATAGTATAGCTAAACGTGTTTTTGAAAATAACACCTAAAAATAATAGGTTGAAAAAATTTCAAATTTAATCTGACTGATTATCTGCATATTGCGTGATAATGGTCAGATTTTTTTAATCGAAACATGAAATATATCATATTTATTCTTACAACGTTGGTTAAAAAATGATATCAGTAATAAGAAATAATTAAATTTATAAAAACATATAATGTTAGTTCGTAAAAGAGATAATACACTTGAAAAATTCCATTTTGGAAAAATCGAAAAAGCCATTGAGAGTGCTTTTGATTCTTGTAAAAAACATATTGAAAACACTAAATCTGGTAGTTTTGAAGATATCAAGAAAAATGCTGTTGAAAATATTATAGCATGTTTAAATAACGTTTATAATGAAGAAAGTGATTCAACTGTAGATGTTGAAGAGATACAAGATAACGTAGAAAGATGTCTCATGTCATCTGATTATCAGGATGTTGCAAAATCTTATATCATCTATAGATATATGCATAAATTGGTCCGTGATAATCAAAATAAGTTGACTAAGAGTTTGAAGAAGAAACTTTTGGCAGAGGATGTACAGAACCAAAATGCAAATGTTGATGAATACTCATTTGGTGGAAGAATGGGTGAAGCAAGTAGACTCGTAACAAAGAAGTACGCACTTGACTTCTGTATGAGTAGAAAAGCAAGAAGAAATCATGAAAACAATGAGATTTATATCCATGACCTTGATTCATACGCTGTAGGTATGACTAACTGTTTAACCAGTCCATTGGATGATTTGCTTAATAATGGTTTCAACACAAGACAGACCGATGTAAGACCTGCAAATTCACTTAATACAGCATTCCAATTAGTAGCTGTTATATTCCAATTACAATCATTACAGCAGTTTGGTGGTGTCAGTGGTAGTCATTTGGATTGGACAATGGTTAAGTTCTTTAGAAAGAGCTTTATGAAGCATTATATAAATGCATACATCAAACAGAGTGATAAATTCTATAATTCAGATATTATCAATATCGCTTCAGAATTTTATAAAGATAAAAACGGCTTAGAAAGAACTTCACTTGATAAATTTATTAAGGATTACAAGAACGAGTTCTTTAAAGAAACAGGTTTATCTGAAGAAGATTTTACTCTTGACAATAAAGATAAGTTAGATGCAAAACTTTATCAAAGTGCATTGTTTGATACACTTAATGAACTCAATCAAGCAGTAGAGGGTCTATATCACAACTTAAATACACTACAAAGTAGAAGTGGTAATCAGTTACCATTTACATCTATCAACTATGGTACTTGTACACTTCCAGAGGGAAGATTAGTTATTCAAGCTCTTTTACAAGGCTCTATTAAGGGTGTAGGTAAATTCCATAAGACAGCTATATTCCCTTGTAGTATCTTCCAGTGCATGAAGGGTGTTAATAGAAAAGAAGGCGACCCTAACTATGACCTTTACAAGTTGGCACTCAAATCAACATCTATGCGCATATATCCTAATTATGTGAATGTAGACTGGTCTGTTAATGAAGGATATGATAAGAATGACCCACGTACTTATACTTCTACGATGGGTTGTCATGCAAAAGATACACCTATAGTAATGGCAGACGGAACAAGAAAAATGGTTCAAGATGTTAAGGTTGGTGATAAGTTGATGGGTGTTAACGGTCAAACAAGAGTTGTTGAATCATTGATAAGAGGAAATGACAAACTTTTTAAAGTTAATCAGAGTAGAGCAGAGTCTTATATTGTAAATGAGGGACATGTTTTGTCACTTAAATATACAGCTTCAAGGGAATACAAAGGATACAAGAAAGGTGATATAGTCAATATTCGTTTACATGATTTTTTGGAAATACCAGAAAGTTCAAGACGTTTCTTCAAAGGTTACAAATCTTCATATGAATTAGATGAAAAAGATTTTAAAATTCCACCTTATATTTTAGGATTATGGTTAGGTGATGGGCTGAAGAATGGAGCAAAATTCAGTGTAAATAAGAACGAAGAAAAAATTATCAAAGACTTAGAGGAATACGCTATATCAATAGGAAGGAAACTGAAAATAGACGAAGATGGAGAAAAATGCTATGCTGTAACAATATCAGATAAAGATAAGCAACACGAGTCAAATCCTTTTAGAAAAGCGCTTAAGGACTTGAATTTGATTGATAACAAGCATATACCAGAAGAATATTTTTATGGTTCTAAAAAACAAAGAAGTGAGTTATTAGCTGGACTTATCAATACTGACGGCTGGGCTCGTAATGGAAGAGGTAGAAAGAGTGTTTGCTTTGGTAACACGAATTTATCACTAATAGAAGGTGCACAGAAAATTGCAAACTCACTTGGTTATAATACTAATATAATCAAAGCAAGGGGAGAATGTATTGGAACAGGTATATGTGAGGGTTCTAAATTAAAGCCTTATTATCATTTAAATATACACTCATTTGACGATGATATGTTAATGGAACATAAAAGAAGTGTGAACTCTACTTCTATACGTAATTTTGATACTTCAACAATATCAATAGAAGATTTTGGAGTAGGTGATTTTTACGGCTTTGAATTAGATGGTGATAGACTTTATTTAATAGATGACTGCACAGTAACTCACAATTGTCGTACATATAATGGTAAAGATATTAATGCTGACGAGGGTCAGAATCCTCAGATTAAAGATGGACGTGGAAACCTTGCCCCAGTTACAGTAATCATGCCAACATTGGCTATGGAAGCTAAAGCATTATTAGAAGGTACAGAATACACGAAGGATGATATCAAGAAAACCTTTATGAAGATTCTTGATAAAAAGATAAGTGAGTCTAAAGATATGCTTCTTGAGAGATTCGAGTGGATGTGTAAGCAAAGTCCAGCTTCTGCTAAGTTTATGTGGGAAAATAACACAATGCTTGGTTATAAGGAAGAAGAGGGTATACGTTCAGCATTAAAACATGGAACATTAGCTATAGGTCAGTTAGGTCTTGCTGAAACACTTCAAATACTGATAGGCAAGAATCATGTTTCAGAAGAGGGTATGGCTCTTGCAAAGGAGATAGAAGGGTTATTCAACAAGAGAGCTGCTGAATACAAGAATAAGTATAAACTTAACTTCGGTGTATATTATACCCCTGCAGAGAATTTATGCTATACTGCAATGAAGAAGTTTAAGGATATGTATGGCGATGTAGAGAATGTAACATATATCAATTTACCAGAGAAGGATAAACATGGTAATATCATGTATGACGAGAATAGAAAGATTAAGTTCAAGCGTCATGATAAGTGTTACTTTACGAACTCTATTCATGTTCCTGTTTGGGAGGAGATGACACCATTTGAGAAGATTGACATTGAAGCGCAATTAGTTAATTATTCAAATGCTGGGTGTATTACTTATGTAGAGTTACCATCTTCAACTAAGAATAATATAGAGGCACTTGAAACTATTGTTAATTATGCAATGGATAATGATATCCCATATTTCGCAATAAACGTCCCTATTGACACTTGTGAAGATTGTGGATATTGTGGAGATATTGGTGATGTTTGCCCTGTTTGTGGTAGTACACACATCTCTCATCTTAGACGTGTAACTGGATATCTTACAGGTGACTATAAGTCAGCATTTAATCCAGGCAAGCAAGAAGAATCAGATGATAGAGTTAAACATATAAAGAAGTTTTAAATTACGTGGTGGTGGTTAATAGCCATCACCATCTAAAAAGTTTAAAGTTATGAATATAAGTGGGATAAGTTATCCAGATATTAACAACGGATTAGGGTGCCGTGTAACCTTATGGGTTTCTGGGTGTAATCATCAGTGTGTGGGATGTCATAATCAAAATACTTGGGACAAAGACAGTGGAAGAGTATTTAGTGATGAAGACAAAGAGATAATATTCAGGGTGCTGTCAAAACCTTATATCAAAGGACTGACTTTATCAGGAGGAGACCCGTTAGGCTTCTACTTTAAAGAGGTATTGAAGTTTTGTGAGACTGTGAAAGAGAGGTTTCCAGACAAGGATATATGGTGTTACACAGGTTACACCCTGAAAGAAATTAAAGAATGTTACAGAAAGGAAATACTTCCTTATATAGATGTTTTGGTAGATGGACGCTATATAGAAGATAAAAGAGATACAACTTTATCTTTTAGAGGGTCTAAAAATCAAATTATATGGGAGAAAGATAATAAAGGAGATTTTTATCAAAGCAGTCTAAACCAATGAAAAACACATGGCACGTAAAGAAATTTACGTGCCTTTTTTATTATTATATACAAATGTCAAAATAAAAAGTTATTTTTTATAATAATAAAAAATATCATTATTACTTAAAAAATTAAGACCCAACTAATTATAGATATCAAAGGTTAAAAAAAACATGGCTAATAAACAATATTTTGGCATACGTTATCCCATTACATCTCAGGATTATCAAAAATTTTATGTGGATTTAAATAATTCATTAAAAGGTAAAGTAAAAAGCCAATTAATGCATGTTATATTCACCCCAAAAGGTCAACGTTTAAGGAATCCCGAGTTTGGTACGGATTTAATTAAATATATTTTCGACCCAAGTGATACAACTACATGGGAATCTGTAAAGAATGAAGTAAAAGATTCTGTTAGTAGATGGGTAAACAATGTAAAGATAAACGATATACAAGTTGTTAAAAATGTAGAAAACGACTTAGAGATTTACGTTAGAGTAGATTACGAAATAAATGTAGGAAATAAAACTACTACAGATAGTATGGTTGTACAATTATAATTTATGGAAAAGAAAATTAATTATTTAGCAAGGAATTTCGAAGATATCAAAAGTGAACTAATAAATTTTAGTAACAAATATTATCCAGAAGTTTCTGATGACTTTAATGATTCAAGCGTAGGTGCTTGGTTTATAGACTTAATGAGTGCTGTAGGTGATGATTTATCTTATCACACGGATAGAATGTACCAAGAGACTAATATTAATAGTGCAAATCTAAAAAGTACTTTATTAAACATCGCAAGGACTAATGGTATAAAAATACCAGGCAGAAAACCATCTATGTGTGAAGTTGAGATTAGTGTTGTTCTTCCATTAAGTCCTCAAAACATTTCACAACCAAATTGGGATTACGCACCTATTCTAACCATGGGAAGTATTGTTTCGGCTGGTAATTATAATTTTGAAATCATAGAGGATGTAAACTTTGCTGAACAGTTTAATAAAAATGGTGTTCCTAATAGAAAAATGATAGCTAATAGAGATACCAATGGTAATGTTGCAAGCTACACAATTAAGAAAACCGCTATCGTTAGAAATGGTAGCACTCGTGTTTATAAAAAAGTTATTACACGAGCAGATTTGCAACCATTTATGGAGTTTGTATTACCAGAAACAAATGTAATGAATATTGAATCTATAATTTTCAAAGAAACTTCTGACTATACAGATAATCCTAAAATGTCAGAATATTATATTGATGCTGAAGAATATCGTTTAAGCAATGAAGCGACAACTACATATCGTTTTTTTGAGTGTGATTCTCTTGCAGAACAATATAGATGGGGTACTAAAGTGAATTATAGCGGACATACTGATATTATACAGGACAGATATAATCCAGAAATTTATGATGATTATACTGAAACAACTTATAATGGAACAGTTAGAACAAGTAGATATTATCGTGGAGAATGGAAGCCATTATCACAGAAGTTTATTACTGAATATACTGATAATGGGTATATGAAAGTAATTTTTGGTGCAGGTATTAAATACGATGACGTTCCAACACTTCAAACAACTTATGCAGATTACGAAGCATCTAAAATTATAAACAACGATATGCTTGGTGTGCTACCTAAAGAGGGTTGGACTATGTTTATTATGTATCGTGTTGGAGGTGGTTCTGAAACTAATTTAGGTCCAGGGTCTATCAATGCTGCAACAACAGTTAATTTTGATTTCGGTAATGTTAGCGGATTAGATGGTAAAATCAAAGCAAGTGTGATACAATCTCTATCAGTAACCAACGTAAGTACAGCTATTTCTGGTAAAGATGCCCCATCGGCACAAGAAATTAAATATCTTGTCAAATATAGTAGCGGTGCACAAGGTAGATGTGTAACATTAAAAGATTACAAAGCAAGGTTATCAGAAATGCCAGCTAAATATGGTGCCCCGTTTAGGTCTATGGTCATAGAGAATAATAATAAAATAGAAATGAGTTTTCTTGGAATGAATGCTGATAGGAAATTAGACTCAGCATTACCACAGACACTTGTAGAGAATGTTATGAATTATTTGGAGGGTTATAAATCTCTTAATGATTATATTGAAATAAAAAGTGGTAAAATATATGATGTCGGATTTTCAGTTGATGTATTTGTAGATAAAAATTATAATACATCTGAAGTTGTTTCAACAATTATCAATATGATAGCTGATTATATGGATATTGAAAAACACGATATGGGAGAAGATATTTTTATTGGAGACTTAGAAAAATCTATTAGTCAACTTGATGGGGTTATAAACTTAATAGACTTGAGGGTTTGGAATATATATAATGGTGTCTATAGTTCTGATAAATGTCCGCTTCCTCGATATACTGAAACAACAGTGTGTGGTCAGTCTAATAGATTAGGATTTAAATTGAATGCAGAAGGCTCATTTGCGGAAGAGTTAGATTTAAATGCTTCGGATAAAGTTCTGTACGGTGATTATAACTCAATGTATGAAATATTAGACATCGCAACAGATATACAAGTCAGAGCAAAAATAAAATAATAATGTTTTAAAAAGGAAATATATGTCGTGTAATTGTAAGGGTGCAAGAAAAATGCAAGAAATTTATGGTGAAGTACCAACTAATGAAAATAGTCTTGATAAGTTAATAAGATATACTAAACGTTTTTTAATGACGTTATTTACAATAGTCATTGGTATAGTATGTATACCAATCGTTTTGATTGTAGTAATATACAACTTTATTTTCAATGGTGCTGCTTACTTTAGAATGTCTGATAAATTTATAAAAACAATCCTCGGTATTAAGAATGGAGAAGAAGTATAGAGTTAAAACAAACATAAATAGTGATACTGTATTGCAGGTGAACATGAAGCAAGACTTCGAGATGATGGAAGTCTTAACCATGTCAATGACACAGGAGAATGCATACAGAATACACTCGTCTAACTATGGTGTTATAGTTGGACGAGTATTGGCTAATGATGCCTTTGGTATACCAAATGCTAAAGTTTCTATCTTTATACCTAAAGATGACGGAGAAGATAACGAAATAGCTTCAATATATCCTTATTCTTCAAATCAAACAAGAGATAAGGAAGGAAGACGTTATAATATATTACCAAATGAAGGTAATGATGATTGTTATAGAGTGGTTGGTACATTCCCTAACAAAACATATCTTTTGGATAATGATATACAGCTTGAAATTTATGATAAATATTGGAAGTATACTACGGTGACTAACCAAGCTGGTGATTATATGATATTTGGTGTGCCAGTAGGTACACAACAAATTCATGTTGATATAGATTTATCGGATATTGGTATGTTATCACAAAAGCCAAGAGATTTTGAATATAAAGGTTATAATATAACGCAATTCGATAACGCTTCTCAGTTTAAGAGTAGTACAAATCTTGACAATCTCGCTCAGATTTTTTCTCAAGATAAAAGTGTTTTTGTTCATCCATTCTGGGGTGATAAAGATAATGGTATAGTAGCTATAACTCGTGCAGATGTTCAAATTAAATATAAGTTTGAACCAACTTGTGTATTCATGGGTTCAGTTGTAAGTGACAACTCTAATAATTCTATCGAACATAGATGTACCCCTAATATTTTTAATGGATATAACGAGCAGTTAATTGCTGGAGAAGGAACAATAGAGATGATACGCAAGACCACCGATGGTCTCACGGAGGAAGTACAGATACAGGGAAACCGCCTAATTGATTCAGATGGAGTTTTCTGTTATCAAATTCCTATGAATCTTGATTATGTAGGTACTGATGAATATGGTAATATTGTTCCAACAAATAACCCAAGTAAAGGTATCCCTACAAGAACGAGAGTACGTTTCAGAATCAGTAAACATGAAACAGGTGATGAAGGCTTTTCAAGGCATACAGCTAAGTATTTAGTTCCAAATAATCCTGAAATATTAGAGGGTAAAGATTATACTATCCCAACAGTGAAAAATGGTACTGATTTGGATAATTATTTTGAGTTCGGTTCATCTACTCCTGATAATTGTTTTAGAGATATGTATTGGAATAAGGTATATAGTGTGAAAAATTATATACCACGTATACAAACAGCCTCTGGTAACACCACTAAACATTACAGTGGTATTAAGGCAACTAATATAATAAAGAATCACAATCCAGCACCTTTTAATACCCTAAGATTTGATTTACACTTTTCATACATGGTATTATGTACTATTATAGCAATACTTGTTGGTATTATTAGTGCAATTAATACAATACTTGTAGCTTTAATTGATTATATTCTCATTGTAAGGGTACCAATTATTAAAGTTAAACTTTTTGATTTATCATGGTTGTTCCCATGGGGCTGTATATCTTTTGGTGCAGGCTTAGCTGGTGAAGGAAATATAGCATATTATCCTGGCTGTAATTGCGGTAAAAGTAGCCACGTTGCTTGTGATAAAGCTAAATGTCCAGATAGTATTCCAAACTGTAAGAAAGAGTCTGATAATCATACTATGATAGATATCATACAGCAAAATTTGGCTACTGATTATGAAGTTGCTAAAATGGATTTCTATAATGATTGGTTAAATGGAACACTTTATATGCCTTTGTGGAGATGGCGTAAAAGAAAGAAAAAGTCTTTCTTATTTGGACTCTTTCATAGTAGAGCAAAAAACGAATTTTGTTCATGTTCTACATACTATAAGAGACTTAAGTTGTCAAATGCTTGTAAACTAACTTATCAGTCTAAAAAAAATGATGACAAAGTTTCTGTAAGTACATTAAAACCTATTGAAGATGTATATTCTATGCGTATGCATAAGAAAAGTGATTCGGCATGGTTAAGCAGTGGTATTATAAAAAATGTTTTAAATAAAGAAAAATTAGACATATATTATTACACTCCTGGTACTCCAAGAGATAGAGTGAATAAGCCTAACGAAATCACTACTCCTTTGCAATATGTAAGATTATATGCTACCGATATTATATTACTTGGAAGTTTAAATGAAAACGATTTACACGGTATACCACAATTATTTAAATATCTTCCGTCTACTACAAGTAATATACCTCCTATTGCAACTATAACTGAAAATAAAATTGATGATACAAAAAGCATAAATAACGATGACGAAGAGGATGTTGGTTCATACATAACAACTGGTATGGATTGGGGTTATGGTGCTAAAAAAGATGGAGAGGTACAATATAAAAAAGGACTTTTTATGGACCTTGAATGTCAGAGTGTTTCTTCTTCTCCAAAATCTTGTATTAATGCTGAAAGAATGTCTGAATTAGGCGTATCTTATGATATGTCATATCGTGTACAATATGGTGTAAACGAGAATACATGGGGAGAGTTTAGACCTGATGGCATGATTACAAAATTGGAGATAGATGATTATGAATCCAGAGCAATGTTTGCAACATTAAATCATGTAGGATTTGTACCTAATGTAGAAAACTATGTAATGGATTCAAATACAGGATATTATTTCAACAAATTAAAGTATCTATATCCTGTAAACTTTGATGGAAAAATGCAAACGTCAATGGATAGATTTGTCAATAGAAATTCGTTTAAACAGGGCGAATATGATAATCCAGACCAATCCTACATGGAGTTTAGATATGGTTCTGAAAAACCATCTTTATGGCACTTCTATGTAGCAAATAGTACCCATGTTAGTTTTCCGTTATATAATAATTCTTTCTACTTTTACTTTGGTGTAAAAGCAGGAAGTACTGCATTGGATAAATTTAATAAACAATTCTTTGCAGAGTGTTTTAGTGACAAGAAATACCCATTTAGTAGTAATGTAAAATTCAAATCGTTAAGTAGTTGCCCTACAAAACCAGAAGACTTTGCTTACATTATCATTGATGTAAACAATATTGCTATGCCTTATTCATATGAGGTATACGATTATTATGGAAACTTAATTGGTGACATTGTAGAGGAACAAAACGACAAGTACATAGGTATAGGTTGTGAAGTAAAAGACGATGGCACACCTATTTTTAGTAATAAAGAGAAAGGAAATGGATTTATTAATGATTCATTGATAAAAAATAATTTGTATAGAATCAAAATTACAGACGCTAATGGACGTTCCGTTACTAAATCAGTTAGACTTTCAAATGATGGTATTAACCTCGTTTACGAAGCGTCTGGATTAGGTGGAAGATACCTGAGTTCAGAAGCTACATCTACAGATACTCAGGAGAAAGAAAAACAGTCAGCTCAAATAAACGAAAGTAGTAAAAATAATATAATTAGTAATGAATTAAATGGCTCGATAAAAGTAAGTGCCATAATGATTGATGGTGATGAATATGTATTGACAAGTGAAAATAATATCAATTTGTTAAAAGATATACCAGAGGTTGTTAAAAAGGCATTTAAAATGGATAATAATTCTCATGTAATGTGTTATGAAATAACAGTAAACCACTTCACAAGTAAAGATAAAAGTATCGAAAAGGTTGTTTATTTAACGATAGAACCTGTTAATGGAAGTGGACTGGCAGGACTTTCATATAACGAAACAACATCTAATACTGAAAAACCCTATGTATCATTTGAACAACGTGATTACACAGTTGATTACGTAGATAAGAATGGAGTAAATAAATCTGAGAAAATTGATAATGTATGGGAATTTGATTTCAATATGTTTTATCCAGATGTATATAATATCGGTTTAATTCAGTCTTGTAACAGTGATTACGTACAAGAAGTAGAGGATGAAGGACATATAGGTTATACATATTCAATGACATCAATAACTATTGAAAATGGAGAAACTTTTGATGTTTTATTAAATGATGTTCCATTAAGAACTCTCTTAGGAAGACATGAGTTAGTTACTATGGAATCAGGTTATTCAAGTACTTTCTATCATGAATATGGATATCCAATGAATAATCAATTTCTTGATAATTCACTAAAGAAAATAAATGGTTGGATTTATTCATATGACCCATCTGTATATTCATACCCTTCAAGTAATTTAGAGTGGGAAGATTACATAAATCTTTCAGGTGATGTAACTATTACTAATCTTAACAAGGTTAGTTATAAATTGAATAATATGTTTAAATTATTACATACTCAATATTTCAATGACGAGAGTCTAAAAACTCTTTCAATTGAAACAGTTGGTGGGAAGAAACCTACTACTGTAAGAACTTTATCACCAATGTATGAGGATGACGAAGACTTAAGTGATAATGGTATAATCAACAATTATGCGTTAGGTAATATATACTCTATTGTGTTTGCTAAGTCTTTACCTAACATTGTTAGTAGTAACTATAATGGTGCAAAAAAACGTGATAATAATAACTTTACAGGTCAGTTAAACCCTAAATTAGGTGGTAGAGATTATAGTGGTAACTATATAGCTGCCTTTACAAACAATGCAGGTATAAAGAAAAGTGGTAAGAGCAAAAGTTTTAATTCTTACCAAAGAATACCAGCTATGTCATACCCATTTAACGGTCAAATAGGAAATACACCTGTAATAAATGTTGGCACAAATTATATTGTTCAAGATTCTGGTGACTTAAGAAGAAGCGATAACACACATGGTGGATTAGCTGTTGTACCAAGTAATTCTTCAAAACCATACTTTAGATATATGACATTGGATAGAAGAATGGATTATAAATACTACTTTGTAACCCCTTCTTTGTTCAAATCAGATGGTTTAATAAACGGTTCTAAGGACTGGCAAAATGGATTTATCTGTGGTACAATCTATAATGGTATAGTTTTAAATTATGATGAAAATTATAACATTGTTGATACAAACGGCAAATTAGAATATAGCTATGGAAATGATGGACATTTGATATGGAATGGTGCTGTAGATGGTAATAAACGTAAATTCTATGAAGTGTCAATCAATGGAGTAGATAAAACTAATGTATTTACTTTTGATAATAATGAAAGTTTTCCTACATCTTACCCATCTAAAAAAGAGTTCACTTTAAATGGTATCACAAAAAATGATATTAATTTATCTTTTACAAGTTGCTCGTATGACATAAAGTCAGAAGTAAATACGGAAGATAACAATTCGCCGATAGTAAGCGCAATTACAAAAAGAGGTGAGGAATGTACTTTTAAAGGTAATTTCTCTAATATTGTAACACCTATTATTGGTTCTACAAATGAAGATGACTATAGTATCTTATTTAGAGTACCAAATGGACGTGGTGGAAGAGCTGGTCTAAGAGCTCAAAAATTTACACTTAGTTTCTCATCTTCTTCAGATTCTGAAAGTGATATTTATCCAATGCTACCATTTGTTTTTGGAGAAAAAGAAGGTGTTTATGCTGCTGCAAAAACTTCCAAAATAGGACTTGACAGTATAATAGAATATTATGATGATATGGCTAAATTTGCATTAATTAACAGTTTAGATGTGCCCGATTTCATCAAAGGAATTAATTTCTTAGATAAATTAAAAAATAGAGTAAAACAAAAGTTTTTAACTTTATTTAGAGAGAAAGATAATAAGACTACGTACTTTTATCAAACTCATAAAATGTATCTAAAGGGTGATGGAGGAGGTACCAGTCTTCTTTTAACAGATAAAGATTTGTTATCGGCACAGTTTGTATGTGATTATGACTTCGGTAACAAGGTATCTACCATTGTAACACCTCTTAATTGCGTAGAGTCAAATACAAATAATATAACGAGAAGTGCTGAGGTTTATTCATTCAGTGAACCTATTGATACAAGAGATTTTGATGTTACTTTTGATTTTGAAAATGACGAAACTCTTGTAATACGTTTGAGTACTAAGATAAATCTTTCACTCATGTATAAAGAAGGTTTAGATTTCAATATTCGTTATTATACGGAGGAATATTCTGTTGATGAACATAATATGCCTGTAGTAACGGCAATATTGTCTGATTATATACATTTAGACTATGATTATAGTAAATCTAATTCTGGCGATGTTGTATTAACACTTAGAATGACTAAGGACGTTAAAAAAATAACTAAGAGTAGACCATTTTTCGTTTATATGACTACTCCAAATGGTTTTGTTTATAAGATTTATACTGATAAGTTTATTTAGGAAATTTATGCAAGCATTTTTAGAAAAATTTAGAAGTAAAGAAAGCGTTAATAAAAGCGTAGGTTCAGATATTTTCATTGGTGGTAGGAGAAAACTCTTGCCACCAAGTGAAATGACTGGTGTATTGGACACTTTACAACTTTATCAAGACGAACGTAACTCTTGTCAACGTTATAGACTCACTTTTCAGGTCAATACGTTATGTACCAATGTTTTAAATAATAGTATGACGGAAATCGTAGGAAATGAGGGTAGTGATGACGTATATCTTTTGAACTATGGGGATGAAGGTAATTTAGGTAAGAGGAAAATTGAGAATGTTTTATATAAAGGTGCAAACTTAACAAGTTGGTATGATGAAAAAAAAGATAAAAACACATATACATTAGAAGCTATTAGGGATACGCAATTATCTGGCTACTTAACATATCATTGTGGAAAGGATATTTTTAACAATCATTTGTTGAGAAGTAAGACTTTTAAGGCAATATGTCAGATAGTTTCTAAGGAGAATAAATTACACCCTAATTTCAACACATTATCTGACACAATGAGAACGTGGAGCGGAGAAGAAATAATTGATGATATTATGTATCCTGTTTCAGCTAATATTGCTGGTGGAAGAAAAAAGAAAAAGCTTCATGTATATACATATGATGATATATCTTCTTATGATACCACACTTGAAACAAAATTAAGAAAAACTTACAACGGATGGTTTGGGTTTAATAACGGAGCTAAGATTAATACCTTTTGTGAGAATAGCGATAAATGTAATGGGTTGAATATTAATAGAACATTGATAAATTATAATGTAGGTGATTTTATTGATATGTATCCAGGACGTGACCTATACAGCTTTGTTCCAAAATTTAACCCTTATAAAAACCGTATTGAGAAAAACTGGGAATATTGTTTAACTTATCCAAGTAGTTCTACAATTGAAGGTATAGATTTCTTAGGACAAGGAGAAAAAGATGGGTATTGTAAGGGGGCAATAAAAATTGTTCTTTTTGATGAAAACACCAAATCAGACAATGGTTCTGGACAAATTAATTTCTATAGTTCAGCGAAACATGGTTTATCGGAAGGTGACAGAGTAAATATCTATAATGGGGATGAGTTAATTATCCCATCAGTAGAAGTTAAGAAAGTATTTGATAGTTTCATCTTCATTACTGAGAATAATAACACGCTGATTGGAAAAGAGTGGGTACAGATTAATGATTTAGATAGAACTAAATACAGGATAACTCATCACGGGAATATTGTAAGTAGGATATTAGATGGAAAAGAATACAGAATAGTTAATAAACGTGTTAACTTAGATGATAGTTCTCTAAACATATCATTTAAAAAAGTAAACTATGGTGTAGAATGTGAATATTATGTAAGAATTTTTTCACGTATACCTAATTTTAGGTTTGCAGAAACGTCAGCATCGGAAGAAGATATATATAAAGATGATGGTAGGCTTATTAAAGAATACCAAAAGCCACAATATGATTTTGAAAATCATTGTTCTAAGTTAGCTTTTGCTAAAAATATTTATTCGGACCAAATAGGAGAAATTGTATATACAGATGACGTTAATATTAATGGTCTGAAAGATAATCTCGGAAGACCTTTAACTTCTATTTATCTTACAATATTAAAGAATAATAGTGGATATAAGTATTGGTATGGCGCATATAAGAAGGAATTAAATATTCTTCATGATAGCATTGAGTATTCTCATTGTTTTGGCAAATTATCGGCTCAATTTCATAAAAGTGAAGAAGCTATTAATTTTAACTACACAAGTATTACGAATGTAAACAATATAGATAATAAAACAGGTTTACCAATCAAAAATATCAATAAAAGAGGTGCAGGTGCAGTTTCAATAGCAGAGGAGGATGAAATAGATGTTAAGAATGATGTTCATTTTTATGGTGATTTTGTGTGTTACGACAATCATTCTTGTACAGAGTCTATTGTAGACGATGCACTTTTCCGTTTTAACACAGCACAACGAGAACTTGTATATAAACGTGATAGGGCTTATCCATATTTTAATAAGTATTTCTATGACGAAATTGTAAGTGATGATTATGACTTAGAAGATAAGAGTAATGAAGGTGGTTATCCTATTTCATTTGCAATAGATACGAAGAGTAAAAATGAAGTTTGTCAAAAAAAAGAAGGGTATTACTATAAGCCACATTATGAAATAAGACTTAGAAGTTTTGGTAATCTACAAGAGATACACCCTGAAATTCTAAGAATACGTACACTTGTTACAAACAACGATGAATGTACTTTTAAAACATTACAGGAACATAGATTAAAACAAGGTGACAGCATCGTTATGTATGATGTAGACAAGAAGATTATTTATAGAGGTGTTGTTAAAAAAATCATGGATAATTATATTTTTTCATGTATATTTTATAAGGAAGATAATGGAAAACAAATTAAGGTTGTTAATAATGAAATACCAATAATAACTGCTGGCGATTCTCAGCTAAAGTTGAGATACCGTTTATTCAACGTGAGCAATCTATTAATACCAAGCTATTACACAATAGCAAAAGACGGTTCATGTGCTATTAGATGGAGAGATATTATTCAAGATGGTTTTGATAATAAAAATAGTAATAATATTAATCCATTTACAAATGGTGCTATTTATATTAACACACCAATCAATTTAAAATTGAGAAGACAAGACCCATTCGATAGCTTTGGTATGTGGGCTTCTCAAGCACCTTATGACCCAGCAGGTTCAGTTATTTCTGATGAAGATAAAAATAATTATGTAAAAGCTGAAGATATTGTATGTTAAAATATTCTTGTCGTTTAGGAAAGGGAGATACATTAACCAAAATACCCTTTAAAGAACTTTTTGTATCTCATGACTTAACTTATATAACTGGTACTACCGACTCTAATATAACAGTCGGTAGTATTAATACTGTTATATTAAAAAACTCTTACGAAACTTCAGAGTGTAATATTAAGTGGAGTGAACATACACGACAAGGATTATGTTTTGTCGATACTACTTTTAAAGTAGAAACTTATAATAAAGATAACGTCAACATTCAGTACGTTTATTACAATAATGATTTTTGTTATGTTCAACAAGATGACAATGGGAAGTTTATAGTATTACCTTATTATAACGATATAACCGTTGATGAAGAAAGTGAACTAATACCATATAAGTATATAGAAAATTATAAAGTTTATTTAACTAACGATTCGAGTGTAAACATAAAAGTCCCATTCTGGATTGAAGACGGTATTATTGAATATAATGGTGTCAAGTATCGTATTGAAACAGATAGTGATAAAAATAGTTATGTCGTTAAAGGTGATGATACAGGTTACTTTTCAGATGTAAACGTACATTTTTTTAAACGTGAATATTACTTTAAAGTTAAAAAAATTAAGATAGAACGTCCAGAGAATCAATTTTTACAAGTTGAAACGATAACTGGTGGTGAATATTCATTATTTTGTGTATATGAAGATAACAAATACTATATTACTAAAATAGACGATAACGGTACAAGTAAAATAGGGTGTCATGTTAATTTAATGCGTATGGATAATAATGGTCAGAAAACATTTGTAAAAACTTGGATAGATGCTTTTCTGTTAAATTATAACGATTCAGAAAATAGCAGGATTCCTATGACTGGAGATACTGCATCTAATACTGATATTGATAAATTACGTGCAAAAGATATTTTCATAGAATTAGATGGTACTGTTTATCCATTTCATGAACAGTTGATAAATTCACATAGCACTGAACAGGTAATAGTGTATGTTTATAATGATAGACATAGTTTAAATATAAATGACACTTTTTTCTTATCGTTTTCGTCTGAACGAGAATTTGAGTTACCTTTATTTACTTCTACATCTGGAAAAAGATATGTACTATACGAGAATAATAAATATTGGATAGATAATAGGTGTTGTGATACCGCTATAATCAATGGTGAAGAGTTTAATGTATATTACCCCAATGGATACGAAGACGGGAGTATTGCCTATATAGATGTATACGGAGTTAAATTAGAGGGTGAAATAGCTAATAATGGGGCTACGTTTAAACGTTTATATAACATACCAAATGGGCGAGAATATAGTAACATATCATATGATATAAAACATTATAATGGAGTCATAATAGATGATGAAAGATATGCGTTTGACAAAACTGGTCAGAGAACTACTATTAAAATGAATGGTAGAGGAAGAATAAGAATGAGAGTTACTGACAAAGCAGGTTCTTCTGCGTTAGTTTGTATACCAGATTTAGATAAAGATGTATTTTCTAAAGAAGAATACAATACGATAAACACTTATCTTAATCACTTGCTGATAGAAAATAAGCACAATTATTTAATTGAAACTGAAAGTAAAATTTTTGGTGACAGAAAGATAACAGTAGAACTTCCATGGGTTGCGTCTAATGTTAATGATGTTATTAATACCTCTCAAGATTATTATAACTTAAATAATAAACTCAGCATTTTTGGTCATAGTTCTTTTTGTAGAATAACATTGCCATTAACATATACCAATGGTGGCAATCCTCTACACAGTGATATAAGTGAAAATCAATTTTTCACGAGTGAAAGAAGAAATGTTATCACCAATATTGTTGATATGGAAAAAGAGGTATATTATCCTGTATATCCAATAATCGGAGAAAATGGTAAAATTGAATTAGACAAGAACGGATATCAGATGTTTAAAAGTATCCGTGCAATGGAATTTAATCTACATTTTAGAACACGAGACGAAGAAAGTTGGAAAATCATAGAGGACGGAGGAAAAAACTCTATTGAACATGATAATTCTAATTGGTTTATAACAGATTATGAACCTTACAAGCATTTATTAGCCACAGATGGTAAAAAAATACAGGAATCATCTGACTTATTGGGACTTATGTACTTTACAAATAATGATGTATATTATCAGAAGGATAAATTAGCTAAAAGTTTCCTAAGATTATCTTTTTACGATAGTATTAATCCATTAACGCAAAATTTACTGGCTACATCTACAATATTCTTTGATGAGAGTAGGACATTTAAAAAGTACATGAATAATATGACAGCAATTAGTAAAGATATCATGTATGACAATGTTGATAAAGACGTAAATAGTTTTACTAATAATATTGGTGTTAAAACAGAGGTTTGCTATAATGTAACTAAAGAAAACCTTGAATATAAATGGGATGATGAAAGAAGATTAAGTTCTCGCTTCGTGGTAAATAACAAATATGAAAACAACAATTCATCTGAAGGTTTTTATATCTACATGTTTAGAGATTACGCTACTTCGTTACATCCAGAAAAAATATTTATGAAAGTAGAGTTTAATCATGCTGGATTAGGTAAAACGATAACGTTTAATATTCCAACATCTTTAGATGGTCATGTACTACAATTAAATAATGAAAAAGATTTGAGTGAGTTAAAGAACGGAGTATCTTTAAAGGATGTTTATAAACAAACATATATTCCATTAACTGCTGTTTATGACAACATA